AGTTGGAATCTTTACTTAGCCGCCGCTTACGAGACTTACCCCGCTGGGTATATCAATACCACTTCTGCAATTAACGCAATAAAATTTTACATTACTAGTGGTAACATAGAAGGAACCATCAAGATGTGGGGTATCAAATGAGCGACTGGAAACTACTCAATACCTCCACAGCATCTGGCGCAAGCAGTGTCGAGTTCACTAGCCTGACGGGTTACAAGATATTTAAGTTTGTGTTTATTGATGTGAATCCGGCAACGGATGGCGAAGCCTTTCAATTTCAGGTAAACGCATCGGGTCAAACTGGTTTTAACGAAACGATGACAACCACAATGTTCAAGTCGTACCACTATGAAAGTGGCTCTTATTCAGGTCTTGTTTATGAAACGGATCACGACCAAGCGCAAGGAACTGCTTATCAAAAATTAACAACCAGTATCGGAAGCGACTCAGATGAATGTGGGGCTGGCGAGTTATTCCTGTTCAACCCCGCATCAACAACTTATGTGAAACATTTTTATGCCCGTGCAAATCAATATGCTTCTGCCGTTTATTCTGGAGATGTTTTTACGGCGGGATACATAAACGTAACCGCCGCCATCACAGGCATCGACTTCAAAATGTCTAGCGGAAATCTGGATGCGGTCATAAAGCAATATGGGTTGGTGGCAACATGAGCGGAAAACTAACTCTTATTTCATCAGCCACGGCATCTGGCGCGTCTAATGTTTCGTTTACAAGTGGGATTGACTCAACGTATGACGAGTATTTGTTTTTCTTTGTAAATTTAAATCCATCAGTTACGTTATTAGAATTTGGTTTTCAAGTAAACGCATCAGGTCAATCTGGATTTAATGAAACTATTACCTCAACCACTTGGCTGGCTGAACATAGTGAGGCTGACGCGACGGGTCTTGAATATCGAACAAGTGAGGATCAAGCAAATGGAACAGCCTATCAGCCGTTTCAATTGAATACCTCAAACGATTCTGATTCAGGTATTAGCGGATCAATGTCTTTATTTAATCCTTCATCCACGACTTTTGTTAAACATTTTTATATCAATACGAATGCGATGGGTATTAATGCTGGGAATTCTAGTTCCTGTAATTATTTTGTAAGTGGATATATAAACACAACTTCTGCCATAACTGAAATTGATTTCAAACCACCAAGCGGAACCTTTGACGGCAACATATATATGTACGGAGTAAGTTAAATGCATAAAATAGTAAACGGTCAGCGGGTCGAATTAACCGCTGAAGAAATATCACAACGCGAAGCGGAAGAAGCGGCATGGAACGCAGGTGCGTTTGATCGTGCTATTGCTAATCTACGATCCGATAGAAACAGAAGGCTTGCTCAGACAGACTGGTACGCACTGCAAGATGTAACAATGTCAGATGCAATGCAGGATTACCGTCAGGATTTGCGAGATATTACTAACGGTTTAACAACTGTAGAAGAAGTGGAGGCGGTTACTTGGCCGACTAAACCATGAGTAGCGAATTAAAAACGAACAAGGTAAGCCCAGCCACCGGGACAGCACTCCAGATTGGGGATAGCGGCGACACCATTACGATAAATGGATTTGATTCAGGTCTAGCCTCAGTCCAAGTTTTTACCAGTTCTGGAACTTGGACTCGTCCAACCGGGATTACCAAAGTCATTATGGAAGTGCAAGGGAGCCGGTGGTGGAGGCAGTAGGGTTGACGCTAACAATGATAGGTGCATTTCCGGTGCGGCGGGAGGATATGCTAAAAAGTTTTTAAACGTATCTTCAATCTCAACATCAACTATTACTGTTGGAGCGGGGGGCGCTGGTGGAGCGTCTGCAACAAGCGACGGCGCTGTTGGAGGAAATTCCTCTTGGGCCGATGGTACAAATACAGTCACGGGAGCGGCTGGTACAACGCCTGCGCCAGACGACGATACATTAGCCGTTATCCCCGGAGGTGTTGCCTCTGGCGGCGATATAAATATTGACGGCGCTAAAGGTGGCCCGACAGGTGCTTATGCTAGTTATAGCAATCCAAATTCCTTTTTTGGAACTGGCGGCGGTCATGTCGCGGCGGCTTCCTATATGGCGGCTGGAGAAAACGATGGCATGGGATATGGCGCTGGCGGCGGCGGTTCTCAAAATGCCCGTGGCGGTAACGGAGCGGCTGGAATCGTAATAGTTTGGGAGTACAAATAATGAAATACGCAATAGTCAAGGACTCCCTCGTCACAAACATAGTTGAGTGGGACGGTTCATCCGAATACGCGGTAGATGGAGAGTTAGTACAGGCAACTGACGTTGCTTACATTGGTGGCGAGTACAACGGATCGTTTGTTGCTAGACCACCTGCGCCTCCATACGAACCCACGGCAGAAGAAACCCAAAAGGCCGCAGACAAGGCATCTGGTAATGCAAAACTAAAAGCACTTGGGCTTACAGATGCGGAAATAGAGGCAATAACATGAGTACATTAAAAGTAAATGCAATGGAGCCTCGTACCAGTGGTGCTACTATAGCAGTAAGCGCAACATCTGGAAATATAACTACACTAACTTCAGCGGCAAGCATTACCATTAACTTATCTAATAGTAATAACTTTAAAGTTACTCTAGCGCACAACGCTACGTTCCAGAATCCTACTAGTATTACAGCAGGACAAACAGGTTCTATCTTTATTACTCAAGATGGGACTGGATCGAGAACTGGAAGTTGGGGTTCTTACTGGGATTTTATAGGAGGCACAGCACCAACCCTGACCACTACGGCGGCAGGAGTAGATCGTATTGACTATGTTGTATTAGACAGTACCAACATCCAAGCGGTAGCAACTCTTAATTATTCATGACAGGATTAACTGGCAACAATGCTATAACAGGGGCAGGCTACAGAACCAACCAGCCTCCCTATGAGATCGACCAGTCGTTGCGGTTTGAGGATGGTGGCCCTGCTTATTTGAGTAGGACTCCAAGTAGCGCGGGTAATCGCAAGACTTGGACTTGGAGCAGTTGGGTAAAGCGTGGGAATTCTGGAGCGCACCAAAACATATTTGTTTTTGGCGCGGCAAATACAGATCAGGTTACGCTGGCAATAAATTCTTCAGATAAATTATCGTTTAGCGTAATTCATAGCAATACAACTACTGTAGAGTATGTTACGACTCAGGTGTTTCGTGATCCATCTGCTTGGTATCATATTGTAGTTTCAGGCGACACAACACCAGCATCACCTCTTTTTAAAGTTTATGTAAACGGTGAACAAGTCACCGCTTTTGACACCTCGACTAATAGTGCCGCGCAAGATGGCGAATATGCGGCAAACAATACCGTCGTCCACAGAATTGGAGAACGCGCTTTTTCATCAAGCCAGCCTTTTGATGGATACTTAGCAGAAGTTCATTGGATCGACGGTCAAGCCCTTACACCCGCATCTTTTGGCGATACCGTTGCGTCTACTAACCAATGGCTTCCTATCGAATACGTTGGAAGTTACGGAACGAATGGGTTCTACGAGAAATTCTCATCCACGGAACTAGCGAATAGTTTTACTAACGATACTTATTCTGACGCTTTTGTTCCTTCATCAAATTTAACTGTTAATTATTTAGTTGTTGCTGGCGGAGCCTCTGGAGGAGCAGGAAATAAACATAACTACGGTGGAGGCGGTGGTGGTGCTGGTGGTTTACTTTCTGGGTCAACAAGTGTTACGTCAGGAACGTCATATCCTATAACTATTGGTGCTGGCGGAGCCGCTATAGCCCCTTCTAATGGTAGTGGAGCCGCAGGAAATAACGGGTCAAACAGTGTTTTTTCTTCCTTTACTGCAATAGGTGGTGGGGGAGGCTCTCATGCTAGTACAGCGGCTAAAGACGGAGGTTCAGGCGGTGGTGGTGCTGGCGGCTCTGCTTCTGGTGGAGATGGAACTTCTGGTCAAGGTAATGATGGTGGTGATGCAGATAATTATTTAGGCGCTGGAGGCGGTGGCGCTGGAGGTGCTGGCGCAACTCGTAGCGGAACTACAGGTGGTGCTGGTGGTGCTGGCGCAGACCATAGTGGAACATTTGGAACCGGTTACGGTGCATCTGGATTATTTGCTGGCGGCGGCGGCGGTGGATATGTCACATACGGGGGCCAAGGAGATACCGCTGGGCCCGGGAGGTTCGGGTGGTGGCGGAGCAAGTGGCGCAACCGATGGAACCTCGGGAGGCAACAACTCAAGGCGTGGCTGGAACGGCCAGCACTGGTTCAGGCGGCGGCGGTGGCTCGTCTTACCACAGCGGATCAACTAGCACTAGTTCTGGGGGATCGGGTGCTGGTGGTTCAGGCGTTGTCCTTATTCGTTATGCCGGTTCATCTCCACAAGCAACTGGCGGCACTATATCTACAGTAAATATAAGCGGAACTGATTATCAAGTTCACGCTTTTACTAATGTATATACTGACCACACCATAACCGCTAACGGTGACGTAGCCAATACTCGCGCTCAAGAAAAGATAGGCACTTCATCCATTTATTTTGATGGTACTGGTGATTATCTTAACGTTGGAAATTCAACTGATTGGGATTTTGGATCAGGTGATTTTACTCTTGAATGTTGGGCTAGAGCATCTGCCCTTCCAGATCAACCAAGATTGTTTGGGGACTCTGGTGGTAACTGGTTCTTTAGGATTGGTGACTCTAGTGGAGATAAGGTTATATCTGCATACAATGGAAACTGGTTTGGGGATGACCAACATGGTGTAGTTGCTGTTAACACTTGGTATCACTTTGCATGGTCTAGGGCATCAGGAACAAATAGATTTTTCTTTGATGGGCAACTGATTACTGACTCAACCATTACTAATGCAAGTATATCTACTACTAATTTGTATATTGGTGGTGGAGTAAGTAGCCAAGATTTAGATGGTTATATGGATGAAATCCGTATCTCTAACTCAGCAAGATACACCGCAAACTT